CTTGAACAATAGTCTCAGAACCAAGAGAAGTTCCTCTACTTTTAGCTAGTGTTAAATAAGGGGGATTAGCATTATTTGAATTACGAGTAAATGAAGCAGATGATGTTGCACCATTTGTTCCTTCTATCTGAAATTGATGTTCAATTCCATAAACAGACTCAGAAGCATTATTTCCAAGTATTAATCGACCACTTGAGTCGATGCGAGCTCTTTCTGAATTATTAGTTCCTAACGTCAGTGTGTTATTTGCAGGAGAATGTACTGATGCACCTGCACCTACCGTGACGGTTCCATTTCCAGCAACACCAACCTGTAAATTAGCCATTTATCGATAAAGTCCTATTTTGTGTATTTATGCTATAAGTAGAGTGCATCCCGCTTCAACAGTTACTCCAATTCCAGAAGCAACTTGAACAGGGCCTACTAATATTGCGTTCTTTCCTGCAGGTAATGTAAGATGTTTATCAATCACTTGGTCTGTCATCACAAATCCATCATATACAGAAAGGTTACCATGAACTTGAGCAGCACCTTCTGAGGTAGCAGCACCAGCAGCAGTTCCTTTCGCACCAGTCGTATTTATACCAGCAACCTTAATTGTGCTAACACCAACAGAATCCTCTGTCCACACTCCAGCAGCAACACCAGTTAATTGTGAACCATCACCAACAAAATTAGCAGCAGTTACAATTCCTGAGAATGTTGCATTACCTGGAGAATGTTGACCAATAGTAACAGCAGTCCCAACTCTAAATCCACCTGCAGCAGTTACAATACCTGAGTAATTAGTCGAGTCTCCTTCAATAGTAAGACTACCATCAACGGCCTTAATGACATCTTGTGTGCCTTGAATTATAATGCCCATGTGTACTTACATACTTTTTTAGATATTTATAAAAAAGTAATAGGGCAAAAAAATTGGCGGGGTTTTTTACCCGCCTTTTTGGAAGCTAAAGCTAATTTTCGTGGCTAGAAATTATCTTTTACACATAAGACAAGACCAGAAAGAAAATCCTCCACCACCATCATTAAATGTCTTAATAGAAACGATCTCAAAAAATGGATCAACAAGATCAACTATATTTTGTATAGAATATGCGGGAGGTGCCTCTGGTGGGGAAATATAACTTGGTCTTCTCTCTATACTACCTATAGTACTAAACCAAATACCTTTATTACGAAGATTTTTAGAAACTACTTCAACAAATTTACTACTAAAATTATGATGAAAACATCCAATATCAATTACAAAATCAAACACATCATCTAAATTTTGATTCAATATATCACAAACTTTAAAATTAACCTTTTCAGAATCTATTTTATTTCTAGCAGTATCTATAGCTTTGGATGATATATCTATTGCAGTTACATTATAACCATTCTTTGCGAGTTCTATAGGTGATGCCCCTGTGCCACAACCTATATCTAAAACATTACAAGGAAGAATAGAATATTCTCTAATTATCTTTATTAACTCTTCTTGAGGAACAGGCCTATCCCAAGGTATATTGCCCATATTATAAAATTCTTCCCAATCTTCCCTATTAAATTGGGTCTGCATAAGTCAACCGTTCTTCAGGGCACATTGCACGTACTACACTCAATACATTCATGAACTGTTCAGTATTATCACATACTACTTCCTTACTATCCCCTTCATTAGAATAGATATAAACTGTTTTCTTGGTTGGGTCTACCACACACTTCATTAAAAATTCTTCGTCCATCCAAGCACTTATCATACTCATAGTAATATATCACAACGCAGAGTGATTGTCAAGCAGTATTATACCAAAAGGAAAGAACAAATCTTTCTGCATCCTTCACTTTGGTAACATGGTGTTTATATTGTGAATTAGAAAAAATACATATCTGACCTTGTTTAGGAACCAATTCAAAATTCTCAAATCCAGTGTGTCCTCCATTAAAATCATCATTCAAATATAACATTGCTGCAAATATATCATAGATACCATCCTTTGAAGAATTATCATAATGAGGATTCATAAAGGTTCCTATCGGCCATCTTACTACACCAACATAATCTAAATTAGCACGATCATCAAAAGATTTGCATATGGTAGTAACTTTATCAACTACCTCTTTAAAAAAATCTGCCTTCTCCTCCTTCATGTTTATAAAATCTGCATCTCCACCTTGGTATGCAGCATGACCATCATCTTGTGGAGAAGCAATAGGTCCTGTGACATCATGAACAACCTGATGTCCTTCGGTTGTTATAGAACTAAGAAAAGTATCTCCACCTCTCTTTTCACTACCATAAGGAATCTCTTTCTTATTGGCATTAGCATAATCTATAAATGTTCTACATTCATCAGGAGTTATAAAATTCTCCTCAACATATATAAGTTTCTTCATCAAATAGTAATAGTATTTCTTCTACCACGATAATTTGGATCATTAAAGACTGGATTATCTCCTGCTGTCTCTGGATTAAAGTTTGGATCAGGATAATCTTTCCAAGTATCACCTGCATACTCAACGATCAATGGATTAATATCTTTTCTTTCTGCATAAACATGATAAAAGCAATTAACTGGTAATCCACCTTGTGCCTGAAGATAAATTGTTTCTTCATCCCATCTCTTAACAATAACATCTTGATGAGCACCGATAGGTTGAAGTTGAACAGAAATACTTTCAACATCTACTAGATCTTTCCAATAGTATGGTAATTTAATTATCTTCTCATTTCTTACTCTTCCTCTACAATATACTCCAACCTCTGGGCCTTCAATACATGCATATCTAAGTCGGTGACCTTTCCCTTTTGTAGGGTGAACTAGGTCAAATGGTTTTGGTCTTTCATCTGCAGTGTCGAATCTAGATGCAAGTTTTCCTTTGTTACCACAGTCTACAGCACCAGTAACAAAAACATCACCGTCAATATAAACTACATCAGTTTGGCCAGATCCTGAAATATGAACAGCATTTTTTTCTTGACCATCACCCTCAATCTTTGTATCTCCTTTTATATACAGAGACTTAGTAGTAGGAACTGAAGTGCCATTCTGAGCAATCATAACGGTTGCTTCAACACCACCCTTACTTCCACTATAAGAAGTATTGGTTCCAAACTGTGAAGGGCCTTGAATATACAGCGAATGGGTTACTTTATCTTCACCCTTACCCAATCCTTCAGGAACAACATTCCTTCTACTACTTGTTATTTGGCCCCCATAAGCCCAAATCTCATCAAATGCGAATGACATGTTACCTCCTATTGTTCTCTTTTAGATAATAAATCACCAAGTATTTTACCTGGAAGTGGTAATGCTTTACTTATAGTTGCTGCACTTACTCCTGATATTATAGGAGAAAATATTGCTGTTGCCAAGCCCCCAGAGATAGTCATGAGACCAGTAGTTAATACTTTGCAAGATTGCTTACCATCTATAGTAATATTTTTTGAATCTAATTTAATAGATTCATTTGCACTCACCCAGAACTGACCTGCAGGAGCATTACCTGTTGCAACAAACTCTATATCAAGTGCTTCGATTCTTATCTTACCATTCGCTGCCTTCAACTGAATGTCACCATTCTCTGCAATAACAACAAATGCTTCCTTCTCTGTCTTAGATGTGGTAGAACTGTCATCCAACTCTACAAGGTCTTCTCCACAGTGAATCATTGTTGCACCAGGAGAATTCATTGTAGTCCATCCCTGACGAACTCCATCCTCTTCCATAGAGATGAAGTGTCTGCCATCAAGTGCTTTTAATTCAATACTGTGAGTGACATCTTCTTTCGGACTTAACCCACCAAAAGATATCAACCCATTCATTGAGCTAATTACCTGTGACCAATAATTCTTTTTCTTTGACATAATTAATATTTATTGTAGAATTTCATCAGCCTTGGTGGATTTTTCAATACTCTCTGACCGAGTATCATAAACCCTAATTCTAGTTGCAGTCGCAGATGAAGTACCTGCATACCTTGTCTCATTAATATAAAATACATTTCCATAATATACTTTTCCATCAACCCAACCTTGAACATTCAATCCAACAAGATCATATACCTGAACAACATCAGTTGCTTCTGGTTCAATTGGTTGTGGATCACGAACTACATCAAAGAAAGGAGTAAACTTTGCATTAAAACCAGTCTCAGTATCCATCATTATTTGTGGTAGTTCAGTAAATCTACCACCCTTATCAACACTTACTGATCTAATCTTACCAAAGGGATCACACTTATAAGATAAAACTGTACCATTATTAGGTGTAATTGTCAACTTATCCACTCCACAATTATATGCAATACCAGGATCCTTTACCACAACATCTGTTAAAGTTAACACAGCAGGATATTGATTAGTACTCTCTGGTGGAGGTGGAAGGTATCCATTACCACTATCACCAATTATAACCTTTACTACAACACCATCTTCAATGATTGTTTTAAGAACAGCACCACTACCATTCTTACATGGATCAATCACTTGAACTTGAGGTGGTGACTTATATCCAAACCCACCATCAACAAGGTCAACAGCAATTAAATTACCATTCACATCTACTATTGGATTTGCCTTTGCTCCTACACCACGACCACCAAAGAACTTAAGTCTTGGAGGGCCACATTTCTTATCTGATGTATCACAAGGATCTGATCTCAATAAACTCTTAGGAGTAAGTGCATTGACCTGATCTATATTTAAATATTGAACATTCCCATCCCCATCTATAAAAATAAACTGGGTGTCGGGAAAAGATTCTGCATAGACATTTGCATCAGCAAGAGAAACATTCTTAATGTATCCCTCAGTTTCACTGACGTATCCTACTTTAATATTATTAAATGATGTTGGAATTATTGGCATGAGTTTATGGATATGATGCTCTTGGTGGAATATATTTCTTACCAGCAGTCTTAGGTGAATCAATTAAAGCCTTGGTTTCTGCCTGAGATACTGTTCTACCTTTCTTGGCCTCTTGAGATCTTCTATCTGCTAATGTATTAGAACCATATGATTCTCTTGGTTTAGTATATCCATCTGTTGCTGATTTTGCTACAGATGACTCACTTGGAGTTCCACCATCACCACCTCCTCCTTGCATGGTATGAGTATCATTAGGTGAACATTCTGGTTCTGGGTCACAATTAAATAGTTGTGTAACAGATTTAATAAAACCAATTGATGTTCCAATGTCAAGATTCATTCCACCAAGTGAACCAAGACCACCAGCAAAATTACCAAGAGGGCCTGCAAGAGCAGCACCCTTACCTATAATAGAATCTAAGATCCCACCATTTAATGATGCAAGACCTCCCATTGATCCAACTAAACCACTAATATCACCTGTTCTAATAGCACCAAAGGCACCACCAACTTTGTTCATAAAATCAGAATCAATACCTAACATATTAGATACACTTGAAAATCCACCAAGAATATCTCCAGAAGCAAGAGCAGCAACTGCAGAAGCAATAAGAACTTTATTTGCTGGTGTATTTTTACCAGCAAGATCAATAAGATTAGTTAAACCAGCAGGGTAATCTCCTGCTGCAAATGGGCCAGCAACTGTTCCAATTTTAGTAGGATCAATACCAGCTTGAACTGCCATCTCTGAAGAAATACTATTCGTAAGATCACCAGATGCTAACGCTGCTAAGACAGTGTTTTCATTAATAGAATTATCAACTTTTCCAGTTGGTGCAGATCCAGATTCGGTAGGTTCTTCACCCAAAGAAATTCTAACCTGATCAACCACTGGACCAACTGCATCATCAAATGTTGACATGATAGTATTAATATTTGCACCCAATACTTCTCCAATTAACTCTTCAGTTGAACAAAGAGGAATAGGAGAATAATATCCATCAGGTGCAACAGGTGGTAATATATCTGATCCTGGTGTATCTAACTGTGGTGGTGTAGTTGTTGTTGATTTCCACTCACCACGAGTTGATCCATCTCCACCAATTACAGGAACAAACACTTCAAGAACTCCATTGTTGGTTCTTGTAGCACCTGCTACTGTACTAATACCTACAGGAGGAACACCTTCAGATCTACTTTTCTTTCTCTTGAATGCACTCTTTAATGCAGCAGCAAGTAATGATGCTAATGCCACTCCAGCCATACCATTAAAAGCACAAGCAAGTTTTTCAAGACCCTCAACTTGCTTCTCCATAATATCAAGTTTAGCTGCAGGAGGTGCAAGATTAATTAAAGGAGCTACAGTCTCATTAAATTGATCAGTAGTGTATTGCTGAACCTTACCTAATATACCCTTCATATACTTAGACATCTCTTCTGATGCCTTAGTTATTTCTGCATCAATATTCTTAGTTGCTTGAACAATAGGTAATCCACCTGCATCTTTAAGAGTTTGTAATGACTTCTGCATCTCCGTAATCTTTTCTGAAAGAGTTTCAGAAACGGTCTGGATGTTCTTCATCTCAGACTTATGATTAGGATCAGGACATGCAAGAGCATGTTTCTTATCTAATACCTTATCTTTCTTTGTATCTGATGCAGTCTCTTGATGAACAGCATCAGTTGATTCTTGTGATTTATTACTATTCTGAGTTGCTAAATTAGCATCTTGTAATTTCTTTTGTTCTGGTGGTTCTTCAACTCCACTCTTTGCAAAAGCACTTTGTGGTGAAAAGTTCTTACCACCAGTCATCGATGTCTTTCTTTCCAACTGAGTCTTGGCATTGTTACCAAGAACACCCATGATGACAGGAACTTGTTGGTCAGGGCCATCAATAAAGAAACCAAAAACAAAACAACCCTGTCTAAGACCTGGTGTCATGATATGAGAACCTTGACCACCACCCCAAACAGGATACATTACCTGAGCCCAAGGAAGTTGATCAGATTCTACCGCAGACTCATCCTCACTATGATGACCTATAATTCTTACCTTATACCTATAACCCCATCCAGGAACTCCATCACCAGAGTTTGGATCATCAAACTTATTTGGTTGTAAATTATCACGCCACACTGATTCATCGGCAACTTGGCCGATCCACCATAAGAAACTAGATCCAGTAAATCCTGAATTAAATAATGATCCTCCTTCCATTAGTTATCACTCATCATATACTCTGCATTCAAATGCATCTGGATGATTGTCACAATAAACCTCTAAGTGCTTATCTTCATGCCTAGTATGATAGTCATTAATAGCACCATCATTCTTGTCTACTACATCATCCTTGTGATATCCTTCATAATTAGCATGAACATCTTTCAAGTCTGCTTCAGAATACTCAAGCATACCATGATTGATATGTTCCTTATGATCCTTTGGATCCAAGTAAACTTCATGATCTAAATCGTGTTTAATGTCTGACATAATTCCTCCTACCTAGTAGTGTGATTGCCTTTTCTTCCGAAAGAATCTCTCGCCAAGTTTAACTTAGTCCAAGTTCCATCGGGTGTCACTAAGTGGCATAAGTCGGCTATAATATATAGACCTCCACTTTGCTTGTTTATACTATCATCTTTCTCTGCTTTAACAGAAGGAATGTCAACATATATTACATCTCCTGCATGTAAACTAAAATCACCTGCGATAGTAACCTCCATCATAGCAGAGAACATCTGATTATATCTACGAATAGCCTGATTAAGAGTTATCGCTGCTTCAAAATTCTTTTTATCGTTCTTTTTAACTTGCTCTTGAACATCTTTAGAATCTGTACCTTTAGCTTCACCCTTTCCAGTAGGAAGACTTCCAGTATCAACTAACATATATGTTGTGCGAGTATACTCTGCGTCAAACTTCTTATTGAATTTTGGAAGTGCTTTACCAGCATGTTTTACTTTCTTGGCCTCTTCAGCAGTCTTCTCAACAACTTGATACTTACAATTAAATGGATCAAATAAAACTAACTTAGTATTATATGCACCAATACTAAACTTTGCTTGTGCATTAATAGAATTGTCAGATCTTTGCTCTAATATCTTACCATCATATCCTGCTGGAATTTTTTCCTTATCTGGAGTATCAGTAAAGATAAATGATTTTTTCTTTTCTTGTGCAAATAATTTATCAATTGATTTAAAATGATACCCTTCAGAAGTTTCAAAGAAAATAAAGCCTGCACTATCATCTTCACCACCTTCAGGAACTGAGTTTTTAGATAGCCAATTCAGAATATAATATGGTTTACGACCATTACCAAGGAAATTATAATCATTAGATGTTGTTTCTATATCACATTTCTTTTTCGTCTTTAAAGATCTCTCCCCCGACTTTAATATACTCTCTATATGATCTGAAATCTTTCCATCATATCTATGAACCAATCTAGAACTTGATCCCTCATTACGAATGAACTCTTCAGATACTAAACTTAAAGAGGTCATAGTCTTATTAGCATCCTCAAAGAAAGGAGTTATCTCATTCACATTTAATTTAACTTTAATCTTAACATCATTATTATCAGTAAATGCAAGTTCAAAATCTTCGGTTCCAACTAAAGGTAATCCTTCAATAATAGACTTACCATCAATAGCATCACCAGCATCAGCGTATATAACAGTCGCTTTTATAGAATCTTGAAGAATACTTTCAAAGTATTGAAGGCGAACCAATCCATTCACCAAACTAACAGAATCAGATGAAGAGTTGGATGTTATATCAGCAGCAGTTACATTAGCTGGGCTTGAATTTTTAGAAGATACTTGTGCCATACTTTATTTACCCATGTACAATGTGAGCAATGGATCACTTGCATCTTCTGAGGAAGAAGATCCACCTCCACCTCCTCCACCTTTAGAGGAGGAAGGAACAGAAGCACCAGTCTCTGCAAGTGGTATTGGAATCATCTGAGAAGATCCTTCCCCACCACCCTGTTCATAGGATGCCTGACTACTAATAGAATCAATATTATTATTTGCTTTTGGAGTAATGCTACTGGCATCACCTTTAGTTTTTATCCCAGTTTTAAAATCTGATATTTTAGTTTCTATAGCTTTAAACTCATCAGAATCTCTTCCATGTTTCTTACTTATGTCTCGTCTTTCTTTTTGTAAAGCTATAAATTCATCCTTTTCTTTTCCAGACATCCCTTCAGAAACAACAGATTTTTTCTTTTTCTTTTCTTCTCCTCCAGCCTTTGCAGGTGCTGCTGCTGGTTCTGCGGATGATGCACCTTCTTCGTCAGGTGGGAAGAAAGATTTAATTAAAATGGATCCATACTTAAATGGATTAAGTACATTAAGAATATTAGGAAACTTATCTATCTGACCTTTCTTACCTCCAGCAAATCCAAGACCAGAAAGCCAATCATAAAGACCAAGCATCTTAGCACCCTTAGTAAGTGCCATTCTAACTCCACCACCCTCTGGTATTGAAATAGGATCTGTTGCAATTATATTTTTTATAAATCTTTTCACTCCTCCACCAACCCATTTTATTGCTGTCTTACCTGCATTAAAAATACCCATCAATTGCTTTCTAAGTTTCGCACCTACTGCTGATAATCCACCACCAAACATCAAGGTGTAAAGCATATCACCAAACCATACACCAATAGTCTCACCAAGTAGTGTTCCTATAACAGGAATAGGAATGAATGTTCCAAGTGCTCCACCCAATGCAGCACCAATCATTTTAAACAGTGCTTTTCCTACTGGTTCTCCTGATAAAAGTGAAACTATACCAACAATAAGAGGGCCAATAATAGGAATTCTACCAAAGAATTTAGAAAGAAATGGTTTGGCACTCTTCATTGCTGGAGCAATAAGTTTTGCTGCCTTACCAAATATCTTCGCAGCAAACCCACCAACTTTACTTGCTCCTTTGGTTGCTAATCCTTTACCTGCACCTAGTAAATTTTTACCTACCTTAAGTGCTTTACCACCAAGATTCTTTGCTACATTAAGTGCTTTACCACCAACATTTTTTGCCAAATTGAATGCTTTACCACCAACATTTTTTCCAAAGTTGACAATATTTTTTCCAACTTTACCAGCAACCTTACCCATATTCTGTAGTAATTTTGTTCCACCTTTACCAAACAACTTAAGACTCAAACGTCTAAATGCTTTACCTAAACCTCTCCTAAAAATTTTAAAAGTATTCTTTATTAAATTAGTAAAGAACTTTCTAAACTTAAGAAAGATTAAACCTATAACTCCAATAACATTTACTACTTTATTCAAAACACCTGCTAAGGCATCAAATACTGCAACTCCTTTCTCACCAAAAACATTACCAATAAATCCCCTTACAGTATCATAAATTTTATATCCCCAATCAATTAAATTTACTAATCCTTCCAATAACCATGCAGCTGAAGTAAGTATATTTTTACCAGCACCAATTAGACCATCTATAAGACCTGAGAATTTATTACTTTTAGTGATGTCAATTAGACTCATTATAACAGAAGACCAAATCATACCAATTAAAAAATTAGTGGCCCTATCCATGAATGGAACCTTAATACCCTTAAGCATTCCTCCTTTTGGTTTATCTTTCTGCTTAGACTTTTCTAAAGCTTTCTCTCTTTTCTTTCGTCTTTGTTCCTCCTCATTCCGTCTTTCCAACTCCGTTCGAACTTTAGATAAAACTAGAGAGTCTTTTAAATTATTACTAATAGATCCAAGTTTTACATTAACTACTTGAAGAGTTTTAACCTGACTAGAACTAATACTACTCCCACCTCCAGCAGATCTACCTAAAAATTTTTTAGTATCTATAGCCATCTTATCTTCTTATCCCCAGTGTTTGCTCTTTAGCCATACCACCACCAGCAATAACACTAAAACTTGGAACACTACTTCCCCTATCCACACCACCCTGTGGATTAGCAGTCATCGTTGGAACATTTAAGTTATAAGTATTCCCACCAGACTTAGAACCAGGTGGTGGTGGAGGAGATTGAAGTTTATTTCTTACAAACTTCATAGCATTCGCTGCCTTTCCACCTAACCATTTTGCTGCTCTAACCTGTGGTAACCTACCAACTAAACCACCACCAGCAAATCCCTGTCTATTCCAAAGTTTTGCTACCTCAGCTGGATCAATTCCTGCTTTTATTGCTATGTTGTTAGGTGAGTTTTGTGCTTTCAAATATAATCTATTTGCTGCTGTTCCTGGTATATCTTTATTAATATTAAAAGCCATATCAGATTTGAAATTAGGATTATCCAATGTTTCCTTTCTAACCCATGCCATCTTCTTAAGAAGTGCTTCCTTAACATCTGGATCAATTGCCTCATTATTCGCCAATTGTTCAGCTCCAGCATTAAAAGCCCACTCACTCATATTAGCAACCACCTTACCAAAGTTTAACATCTTTCCATCTCTATCCAATTCTAGTCTTGTGCTCTGATTATAAAACTCTGGATCACTATCAAGCATTGCATTATGTTGTTCCATAAACTTCATCAATTCAGGAAGAGCTGCTTCCACTAATTGGTCTTGAGTCATTTTAGATGTATCATCACCTGCAGGTGCCATACCACCACCAGAATATCTTATACTTGTTGGTCTATTTGTTCCACCAGCAGCAGCATTCATACCAGCAAGAGTATCAGAACCATACTTCTGCACTGCTCCCTTACTCATCACAAACTCACCAGGAGTTAGCATCGCAGGAACAGTGTCTTTATTACCCTTACCAGGAACTGGACCACCCTTATTAAATTTCTGCGGTTCTTGCAGATTTTTCATCTCATCTGTCTTATCCTCATTCTCTTTCACTTCAGGAAGATCACCCTTTTCTGCACCCTTTTCTACACCATCTATACCCTCTTGAGCAATCTTCTCACCTTTTTTATCGTCAAGTTCCTTATCTACATTCTTACCCATTCCAAATATACCTTTTACGGCATTAACAATTGTAGGTATAACTGCTGCTACTGCTACTATTCCTGCTATCCATAATGCTCCTGGTCCAGCAAAAGTTCCTACTAATAGAATAAGACCAGTGACCAGAATAGGCCACCAATCCTTAAGGAACCTGAATAGTGATTGAATTTTACCCATATTTTCTGGATCCTGGAACCACTCCAGCAAACTCATCACACCTGCAGCTAATACAAACTTCTTTATAAAATCTCCCAACGTCTTAAACATATTACCGACGGGAGCAAGAATTTTTGATACACCACCTTTAAATGCACCCCATCCTTTTTCTAAATTCTTCTCATCCTTCTTAGCATCATCTTTCTCTCCAGATAATCTTTCATCTTCAGCCTTATCCTTTTCAAGATCATACTGTTGAGTGGTTGTCTCTGCTATAGCCTCAACTGAATCTGCTATACCCTGAATAGTATTACCTATATTATCTGAAGACTTCCTCATCTTCATGATATTTTTCATTATAGTTATCTTCTTCTCAGCATTACCAAGTCTTTTTTCTACACCAATAACCCTACCAAGTACCTTTTTTTGAGAACCCAAAGATTTACCCATAGATTCATGGGTAACAAAGGAAGCTCCTTGTTGTTTCTCTCCAGCTGGTCTGGGTAAATCAGGCATTACTCTGTTCTTGTTGTTGTTTCAGCCTCTCTTCTTCAAGATGCTGCTTTAATAATCCAACATAAATGTCTCGTTCCCAAGGCATTAAATTTTCAATCTCTGTTAAGCTGTATTTATGATACTGCATCAAGGCAAAATTAAGCCTAAAATAACTTTCGAGATCCATGTGGATCATTGCTATGCGAAAAAAGACGCTAGGCCCTCCAGTACCACTTCACTCTTCTTCTTAGTCTTAGGATTAGTTACTTCAATAGTGTGAGATAACTTAGGCATTGTTGTAAAGAACTCTTCAATCTTTTTAAACTGAGAGGAATTCATCGACTCAAGAAAGTCATTCATTTCTTTCTTAGTGCAATCAGATGCAGCATAAGATTCTTCTTTTGTATAAATCTTATCAACACAAGATCCAATCAGATCAAATGACTGTTCCATTTGATTCTTCTCATCAAAATCAAAGTTGTTTTTAATAAATTCATTCAAGGATGGATACTTCATCTCCATCATAATATTATCATCTAATTTAATTTTATTAGTATGTTCCTCACTCTTGATGCATTTAATATCATCCAAGTAAATAGTAGTTTGAACAGTAGTCTCCTTATCATCTGGGCAGATAATATTAACTTCTAGTTCTTCACCTACAGACTTACCTCTAATATTTAAAAACAAATACTCAATATCAAATGTAGGAAGTGTCTCAACTTTAATACCCTTCGTAAGAACACATGCCTTAATGACTGCTTTAATAGCAGTAGTAATCTGCTTGTTATCCTCACTCTCTAAAGCAATGACAAGTAACTTCTCTTCTTTAACTAGAAAAGGCCTATAGTTAATAGGTTTTCCAGTTGATGGCAACTCCAAACTATAAGTTGGAGTAGCAATTTTTGGTAAAGGCATAATCTATAATATTCAGATCGTATATTTATATATAAGGGTTTTTAACGACTTAGTAAAGAGCCTGCTAATCCACCAGCAAAATCTCCTAAGAAATCATTACCTGTTAGTCTATCTACAGCAGTATCAACTAAACCACCTATGAATGATGCACTATTAAACTGTGCCATACCAAAAGGATTAAGTATGGGATCATTAGCATCTGGATTAGAAGGTCTTGCACTGTATCGAGAATAAGTAAATGATACATTGCATTTTAAGAGAGATGATGCATCATAAGTTACAGGCATAGATGCAATCGAAATTGGATATGCATTAACAAAAGTATATGTTAATGGTATTGCCTTTCTAATTCTATCTGCACTTCCCCTCTTTGCCTCTAAGTTTTTTTCAAACTTTGTAATTTCAAGTTGACCTTTATACATGTTTGGAAATCTCATTCTATAATGATATTCCTCACTATGAGTACCTCCAGTTTCATTTGTAATATATGACAACCATGCTTCAAAATATCTAATAGGCAAATACTCTACAGCATCACAATAAAATGTGAGATCAATACGATCATCAAATATTCTACGATGAACATGTCTCTCAGTAACACCAGTGAAATCATTTGTTAATTCAGTGGTTGCTAAGTTAGATCCAGGCAATGCTGTTTCACAACACATTAAGTTTAATTTATCTCTCGTCTCAGAAGGTATACCTCTACCATTTAATTCTATAAGTCCTTGTCGTCTTAAGTAGTCAACAAAACTTCCACTCCTATCTCCCTGTTGTCTAGGATCTCCAATCATGACTTGGAAATGAGACGTAGTAGCAGGATTTAATAATTTGGCCTTAACTTCTGAGAGAGACCTTGAACGTGGTCTTGGTGATGCCATTTATAAATACTATTTGACCTTATATATTATGTATGCAAGATAATGGCAGAAAGTATTAAGAGTCGGTATAAACCAGTAAATCCTAAGAAATATCAAGGTAATCCCAACAATATTATATGTCGTAGTAGTTGGGAAAGAAAATTCTGTCAATGGGCTGATAGAAAAGATAATGTAGTCTCTTGGGCCTCTGAAGAAATTAACATACCATATATCTCACCAAAAGATAACCGAGTTCATAAGTATTACCCAGACTTTCTTATTAAAGTTAAAGAAAGTAACAATAGAATTAAAACATATGTAGTTGAAGTGAAACCAAAGAAACAAACAATTCCTCCTAGAAAAAGATCTAGGATAACTAAATCATATATCTATGAATGTCAAACCTATGCAGTTAACCAAGCAAAATGGAAAGCAGCATCTGAATTCTGTAAGGATAACAGAATTGAATTTAAAATCATCACAGAAGACGAACTAGGAATCAAATGAGCAGACTAGAAGGCAACGACATAAACAAAGGGACTAATGATCCTGAAGAAATGATGTTAGAAATCATGGAACTATTGAATGATACAGTAACACCTATTCCTGAAGTGGGGCAATACTATACCTTTGTTTATAATGCTAAGACTCCTAATATAACATACGACCAACATCCATTGATTGCTTGCACTGATTTACAAGGATGGGGATTCAAAGGTCTCAACTTTCACTGGCAACAATCAAGAAATTATACATGGGAAGAACTAGCAGGTCAGTTATATGTTGTTCAATATGATGAACTTGATGACCTACTTGCAATACCCTATGCAAAAATCATCCTAAATAAATAAAAACTCTTATAAATGGCAAACTCTGCTAACAGTCCTAGTTGGGTGAGAACATATACAAAAGACGACGGAACTGAGTATCAAATAGCATATAGAACAAAGACCACATGGAAGATAGGTGCTGGTGGTGCTCCTTCCTCTGGTTCTTTTGTTACTAACCTACAAGTTGATCGTGTTGCAATAGATGCAGGGATCACAGGTGGTGGTGTGAATGCAACATGGACTACTGGAGCAACAAGAGGAATAGGAGCAGGTGGTGCATGGACAAGAAAACATTTAGATGAAACTCAAACAAACTTAGGTTTTGTATTACCAGATAAAGGATGGGCAGATCTAAACAATAGGAAAAGTAATTTCGGTGCTCAAGTTAATAATAATGCAGCAGTTTCAGTAGCAAAATACTTTATTACACTTGGTTACGGTAAAAGTGGTGGGCTTGGTAGTCAAGCAGGTGCAATGAGAGAAATATCTAAGAGTCAGGGTTCAGGTAATCAGGGGAACCCAACTGATGCAGGTGAAGCAGGTAATCGTTTTGCAATCAAATCTCTTCCAGATGAAGATGGAATAAAAAGTAAACAAAGAGATAAATATGAATCATCACACACATACTATTATCCAACAGCACTAAAAAGAAATTATACTCAAGATAAATTATCAATATCCGTATTGAAATGGGCTAAAAAAGGAATGGCAGGAAAATCTAAGTTAGTGATGGGGGAACGAGAGAGTATGAAGAAAAGGATTCTTGGTTCTGTTTACTTACCTGTTCCAGGTGGAGTTGCTGATTCTAACGTAGTAAGTTGGGGACCAGATAATATGGATCCAGCATCTCTTGCAATGGCTAATGCAGTCTTTGATGGATTATCTACAGGAGGTGGACCTGGAAAAAAATTAGAAAAATCTGCTAAAGATATAGCAGATGCTGCAATGCAAGCTGGATCCAGTAAAGAAGGAACAACAGCATTAGCAGGGATACTTACTAAACAAGTAACTGGAGTTGGTAATATTCTAACAAGGAAGCAAGGTAGAATTGCAAACCCAAATATGGAATTGCTATTTAATGCTCCACAACTAAGACCATTTTCATTTACATATAGAATGAGCCCTAGAAGTAGAGAAGAAAGTGTTATGGTAAAGAAAATAATTAGAATGTTTAAACAATCTATGATGCCATCACAATCAAAGAGTGGATTGTTTTTAGAATCACCTAACACATATAAATTAACTTTCCATCATGGTCAGAAAGAACATAATTTCTTACCGAAAATAAAAGAGTGTGCTCTTACATCATTCAATGTTAACTATACTCCTGATGGTAACTATGCAACATATGAAGATAGTTCAATGATAGCATACGAAGTTCAATTCAGTTTCCAAGAACTAGAACCAGTCTTCAACCAAGATTATGCAAAACTTGATGGTAATACAGACGTATCTATAGGTTATTAATATGGCAAAACCATACTTCCGCAACATACCAAAGTTTGAATATGTCAATCGAACAAAAGATGGCCAATTTATTTCCAACTATACTGAAGTAAAAAACTTCTTTAAGAGAGGAAAATTAAGAGAAGATCTATTCCAAGATCTAACTATCTTTGAAAAGTATAACATCAAAGGTGACGATAGACCTGACAATGTTGCTAATGAAATCTATGGTGACGCAACATTAGATTGGGTTGTATTATTATCAAACAATATAGTGAACGTTCATAATGAATGGCCTATGCCACAAGCATCATTTGAAATATACCTATTAGATAAGTATGTAACACTTGAAAAACTTGATGAGATACATCACTACGAATCAAATGAAGTTAAAGATAGCACTGGCGTAGTTATATTTCCTAAAGGATTAACAGTTGGTGTAGGTCAAAGTGTAAGTTACCATGAACCTATGACAGACGAACAAGTGACTGTCAATCCAGTATCTAAAGCAGTGACTAATTATCAATATGAAGAGAAAATAAACAATCAAAAGAGACGTATCTTCTTAATTAAACCAATATATCTTAACGTTATCTATGATGATATGGAAGAAATGATGGAATACAAAGAAGGATCCACTCAGTATGTGAGTGAATCCTTGAAACGTGCCGATAATATCAGACTATATGAGTAATTAACTTTCTGCTAACTGCTGAAAGTAGGAGAGAGCATCATCTTCATCTGCATCTACTTTTCTAGTTGGTGGTGGAGAAGATACTGCTTTGGTTACTGTTCTTTCAGCAACCTCGTAGGATCCACGACCTTCACTCTCGCCTTCTAGACTTTCATCATAACGAACAGCAGGTTTCTTCTTACCTAAAACATACTTCAGACGCTTTTCAAGATCATCATAAGACTTGAACTGATCTGCAGCAGTTATTGATGTAAGAGAATACTCCTTCTTCCATAATGCTTCTAATGCATCATCGTCATCAAGTAATGGTGATACAGAATCGAACTCAGAACTATCATAGTTCCAGAACCCTGCAACTTTCTTGATCTTCAACTTGAAGTTTGCACCCTGCCAGAAATCAAATGGATTGATTGGAGTTTCATCCTCGAACTCAGGTTGCATTGCTTCCATAACCTTATCAAAGATCTTCTTACCAAACTTAAATAAGAATACTTTACCCTCGTTCTGAGGATTAGTAGGATCTTTAACAACATAGATGTTACTGTAATAAGATAACTTACGCTTCTGCTTACGAACAACATCCTTGTCTGATTCATTACCACTGTTCCATAACTCACGGTTGTAATCAGAGACAGGATCTTTACCACCAGTTGTGGTTAAAGAGTTCTCAATATACCAACCACCAGGCCCTTGAAAGGCATGTGAATATAGTTTTGCCCAAGGAATTTCTTCTCCATCAGGGGCGGGTAAGAATCGGATAACGGCATAACCGTTTCCAGTTTTATCTAGTTCAGGCTTCCAAAGGCGGTCATCTCCACCTCCAGAATTATTAACCTTCTCTACTTCTTTGACTAACTTAGCAGTCAGTGAACCTAAGTTCGACTGCTTCTTTAGACTTGCGAAAGACATTCGGATTACCTCGGATTAATTAGATTTGGCTTGTGTAACTTTGTTATTTTAGGATTAAAATTAGGAGATGTCAAGTTGTTGTTTCATCAACACAATCATGTCACTCATCTGCTGGAAAACAATGTTCATATCAACATTAGTTGGTAGTCCCATCATATTAGCAGATTTCATAATCTCTTCCTTCATCTTCTTTGCTTCAGGATCATCAGATAAACTCAAACGTGCATACATAATCTTTTGTTTGGAGATAAGTTTATCTAGGGATTCAATATGATAAGTTTGATCTTCCGTATTCATGTAAGTAAACTTCATGACATTTTGAAAGATCTCCTCTTGGAGTTCAGAAATTTCTGCCATTTCAGCCCTTACGATATCGGAATCAAAGAAACTCATTCACCACCCTCATTATCAACAACCTCAACTGTTCCAGTCTCAGATGTTTCTTCCTTACTCTGTTCAATTTGTTCTAGTACATCAATTGCACCGATCAATTTCAAACGAGTAGTAGCAAGTTGCTCATACTGTTCTGAAACTTCTTTCAATTGTGACTTTAAATTTTCAAGCACTGTTTCATTTTCAAGAGCCATGAATAACAACCTCCTTTAGTATGTTTTTATAACGGGATACATCAATATTTAGGAAGGGTGAATATTTTTTCACCCGTCTACTGACGGTTTCCCACACTGGATCTTTCAACTTCTTATCGAAGTTTTTAGTATACCCAAATATTATATCATAGATCACCAAACTTTCAAGGCTTAAGTTACCACCCAGAAACTTTTTAAGAACTATGGGATGACCTTTACTACAATTAAATGCATCATCAACCTTATTATCTTCAAACAACTTCTCAGATTCTTCTTTAAAAATATATGATAATGACTGAACCTTCTTCTGCCAATCTTGATACCTACCCTCACCTTCCTTTATCATCTCTCCTATCCATAATGATTCTGGATCAGAACAAGAAGTAAAGTTAGCAACAAAAAATTCTTCCACTTCTTTATCTGATTTCTGTCTTGCAAATTTCTCAAACCAAAACCTATCCTTCCTCTTATAAAATGCTTGCTGAGTTGCTCTAGTCTTACCACGATACTTTATATAATCATAGTTATCCTTTGTGAAGTGATTCTTCATCGCAAGGTAGCACTTATAGGCATCAAACGGCATCATCTTCCTCTTCTTCAGCATCTAATTCTGTAATAGCATCTACAGGAACCTCTGCTGCTCCTATACGATACCAATGCACATCTTCACCTGTCTTATAACTAGGTCTCTCACCAAGATACTCAAGGTCAGGGAACGTATGATCCCTTAGCATTGCTTGAAGTCTCCAATGTATCAATTCACCTTTAGTAGGCATTATAAAAAAGTAATAGAGTGATTTTTTTGGCGGGAATTTTTTCCCTCTTTTATGGAATTAAAAAACCAATTTAGCCCGTGATGTTCTTTTTAAAAAGTTTAACTCTTGTGCTTCGTATTTAATTTTTTCTTTGAGGGGTTTAGAAATAAGTTTAGGAACCGACTCTAAATCTATAGCATTTAATTCACAGAAAGAAACTATTGCATCGATGTAGTTCATACCTTGATGGGTTTGAACCATGCTTTCTATTTCTTGTGCAAATCTTGCAGGGCAAAAGAACTTATCCTTCAGTGCCTGTTCTAATTCAGTTTTCTCCATTCTTCTCCCCAGTATTGTGAGATACAAATTCTTTTATATAACGAACTAATAACTTAATATAATCCCCTTTGTTCCGTTTGTCAAATACTTTTACCTCACCACCAGGTGTAACCATAATGGTGATCAATTTTTTAACAGGAATCTTAGTGAGTTCGTAATATGCTGCTGCGTAAAACATCTCCTGAACAAAGTAGTTTTCAAGCCACTTTTCAGGTTTAATCTTTTCAGAAGTCTTAAAATCTATAACCGCTAGTTCGCCTTCATACTCAGCGATACAATCAACTCTACCAGCAAGACCATAATACTCTGAGTAGAGAGTTCTTTCTATAGCGTGTATGTTATTTATACGGTCTAGATATGGTGTAGCATGATGAAACATAAAACGAGTAGCAGGAAGGTAATCCTCCCAAACCATATCTCTATTCTCCAAATATGCTTGAGCAGCTTCGTGAAAATCTGTGCCACGGGTTGTTGCTTTCTTAGTAATACGATTTGCTTCTTCAATACCAACTCTCTTTCTCCAGTTCACAAAGATCTGTCGATTATAAAAAGAAGTTACTGAAGTAATTGATGGAACCCAATCTCCATTAGGAAGATTATATAATCTTATCCCCTTAGTTTCTTTTTTGTTGAGTTCAAGATCACCTAGATGATTCTCATGAATAAAAGTCATTTAAATAAAAAACTAAAAGGACACTTACTTTCTGTCTTGGTCTTAGAAAATAATCTTGGTCTCCAATCTTGTTCAGATGCTAGAGAATGACCCTTAAGCCATAAATCTACATCAACATCATTCTGTTTCTTCAAAACAATACCATCATCAAGATTAGGAGGATAGAAAGAAACTCTAAAAAGAGGATCTCCTTTCTCTATTATAACAGGTTTTCGCTCATCCACAAGTGTTATTGCAGTACTTGACATCCTTGACCAATTTGATAAGTTAAACCACCCAGAAATTCCTATGAAATTATTAGTCAAAGAAGTCATTGGATGATCATTAAATTCAAACCAAATATTATCTTCCTTCGTCCAAAATAAAAACTTTGGAAATACTAATTGGATAACTGGTCGTGGTGAATTAAGATGTTCATCATCATACTCAAGTAACTCTGGTCGTGAACAAATAATATGATTCCTACCAGATGTTCTATCAATTTCCAAATTAAAATCAATAGGTGAGGATGCTATAAAAGTTCTACTCTGTTTATGATTGAATACTGGGCATTTATTCTGAACAAAATCCTCATCAATAAGATCAGACTGTCTCACTAAAGTGTCTTCTGGATTGAAAACACTTGCATAATATACGGTTGGCATTACCTACCCATTTCTAATTTAGTAAGGATGTATTCCTTAACTAATCCAGATCTAACAATATCATCTACACCAAACTCAATAATATCCACTGAAGACATGTTGCGAAGAATCTCCATGAAGCCTATGATACCATTCCTTTCATTAGTCTTAATCAAATCAGACTGAGTGGCATCACCACAGAACATTATCTTACTATTCTCTCCAACCCTTGTGATAATACTATCAAGTTCATGGAAGTTTAAGTTCTGAAATTCATCTACAATAATAATTGCTTTATCAAATGTAGTTCCTCTAATAAAACTAGTACTCCAGAAAGAAATAGTATCCTGTGCTTTAAGATTACCATAAAGCATTTCAAAGTCTGCTTCACTTTGCATCTCAAACATATACTTTACCATATTCTTATAAGGAATCTGATAAAGGAATGACTTATCCTCATGGTCACCAGGTAAGAAACCAATCTCTCTGGTAGATACAAGTGACCTTACAAGATATATTTTTTCATAAGGAGTATGAGGATCCAATACATCTTGAAGTGCATTGTAAAGAGTGATGAAAGTTTTACCAGTTCCTGCTACACCATATGCAATGACGTTTTTATCCTCTGCATAGGCATTGTAAAGCAATTTCTGATTATCTGTGAGGGGTTCTATATCCCTCATCATATCCGTATTAATAGGTTTCTTTCTTTTCATCTGCTTAGCCGTCATGCCAACACCAATCGGTTGGTCTGATTTCTTTTTACGTGGCATACTTAGAAACTGTAGTCTCGGTTTTTACGAACGTTAGCACCAGGTTGTCTGGATGCTCTATCTAGCACCTCATTCCATCCGCTAGAGTTTGCTTCTCCCTTCCAACCAAACACCTCTTGGGAACTAGCAACACCTGCTTGCCAATCCTTATCCCACTCTGGGTTATCTTTTCTCCATTGATCATACTCTTTCATTGTCATGGAGAGTTCTTTCTTTTCTTTAGTTTCTTTGTGAATAACTGGATATGTTGGCATAATAAGATAATGTGTAGATTTATTTAGACCCACTCAAGGGCTTCTGAGACTGCAGGGAACTGTTCGGTAAACACCTTCCTACATGCTTCTGCAATTACCATGTGCTCTTTCTGTGTTCCATGTGCAGATCTTAGATTAATATAATGTATCCAAGAACGACATGAACCAGTCATATAGATCCTTGTGGGAGTGCATAAAGGTAATACCATTCTAGCACACTCCTTAGCAACACCTTGACTGAGCATCTGTTCGTATAATGATTTAGAGGAACTAAACAAAGTAATCATTTGTTTATTAAACTTCTCTATCATCTCAGGATCCAGATCATCTGTAGAGTTCTGACGATTCTTATCATCTTGTCTACGGAGTTCTGGTAAATCAATATCACCAAGTGCTGTACTAGCAGCATACCTTTGAGAGAACTCTTGGAAAGTAAAACTTCTATGTCTTAATATCTGTGCAGCAATAGCACGAGTAGTCTCTATCTCTACTGTCATAGAGGATTGTTCAAACACACTCCAATGATTGTGCTTAATACAATACTTTAATAGACCCGCATACTTTTCATTATCCTGATTAGATGGATTAGAAACTCTAGCAATGTATGCCATGAGTTGTTCCGCATCAGGTGTAATGCTTACAAGTTTAACCGTCATCAAACACCTCATCGTATTCTGGAGAAGAAGTAGTATAGGAAGCAGTATCTGAATAGACTTCTGATTCCAGTTCATCAACCACTTGTTTTAAGGCAGCTAATAAAACTTTAAGTTTACTTTTATTCATTAGAATTTTCTTTCACACTAATTATAATACAAAAAAAGAGGAGGGTCAACAGCCCTCCTCTAAACGTATATGCAAAGTAAGATTTACAAATAGGTTAACTGCAAGGCACTGCCCCACTCTTAACCTTGAGACCACGATACATTAAATCGTGTCGGTTACGCTGTGATGCTTCTGAAAGCACCTTTGCGTTGTACTCTTTGGTGTCATACTCGACACCACGGTAGATGACTTTTGCCATTGGATTACTCCTAAAGTAGTTGGGTTTTTAATCCGTTCCTTTAGTCGGCTTTTGCGTCCTCAAAGCATCCCTTCTCTGTTGAACTCTTAACAACCTGAACCAGTTCAGATCTGTTTTGTGTAGAAGGTTTTATCTTAGAGATAATATCCTCTGCACTTTCACAAGTTAAGAGAGTTGCGAGTAGAAATTCCATAAGGATGAACGATCCGTTCCGAGTCGGCTTACTTGCGTCCCCTATGTAAGGGGGATGAACGATGTATGTGTTAAGTTTAACACAGTTATACTATATATGCAACTATGTTTGTATTCCCTGATACAGTTTTTAATGCTTCGATTCCTCTAGTAAGGATTCAACCAAGTCTTTTGCATGTCTGTTATGTTCACACAACTTACTCATCCAGATCCTCTCAGACAAAGTAACTTCACCATCAGTTGAAATCATGCGACAACATATATCCACTATTTGATTTCTGTAATTCGTGCTTAACATGTTCAATTGCTGTTGGTAATATGGAGTATTCCATTCTTTGAATGGCTTTTGTTAATGATTCTACAGTATCATCAGGTAAAATAGGAACTTTTCCTTGAAGAATTATTTCACCCCCATCAAGTTCCTCATTGACATAATGAACAGTGCATCCTGTTTCTTCATCACCTGAATCCATTGCTCTTTCTACTACATTCAATCCCTTATACTTAGGTAGTAGGGATGGATGAACATTAATGATAGGAGCAGGAAACGCAGAAGGATTCTTAAGCACTCTCATATATCCTGCAAGAATAATGAGATCTACATTCCATGCTTTAAACATTTCTATCATTTTATCCTCATCCTTATGAGGTATTCTCACATGAGGTATTCCCCATTTTGCTGCTCTCTTAACAGCACCACATTGTTTAGTGTTGTGTATCATCAACACAACTTCATGCTTATTGCATATAGGATTGGTAACTATGTTCTCGAAGTTGGTTCCGTTACCAGAACACATAACACCTAATCTCATAATACTGGATACTCCTCATTCCTTACAAACTCTGTCTTCATAGTCTCAAAGTCTTTCATCAATCGTTGTACTTGTTTCTTGTCAAGTCCAGCAAGTGATTCACAGTTCTCTAAACAACGATAGATACATTCTCTGTCACTTATGGGTGGAGAAATCTCCCACCCCTGCTCATCATAGTATTTCTTACCTTTAGTAACCTGTGCCTCTACGTGTCCAAGATCCTGTTTCTTGGATGGATTCTTATAATTATGATTTGTATTCTGGTTCATCTTCATTAATGCGGTGATTAAAGTGTTGGGTATCAAAATAAGATATGTAATCCATCTTACCTTCCCTCTCATCTAATACTTCATTAAGTAGTATCTTTAATTCTTTAACTTCCTCTGAAGTATGTAACCTCATAGGATGAATCATCATCGGTTTATGTGGTTGCATCCTTACTGGCCCTTTGTAGTTGGGATCAACTGGGCCACTCATCCCTTGCGTGTCAATCTTACTCATAAGAAAAAATTCTTTGTCTTATTTAGATGTAGTAATTATATCCCCTATCACCCATGACTGCAAATCATGACCAAATATCCTGAGTTGCACATCTGTTACCACTTCTTCTGGAACAACCAAACAATATCCAATACCAAGATTAAATACATTCTTCATTTCTTCTTCTGGGATCTCACCTAACAACATAATCTTACTAAAAAGATCTGGCATCTTCCAAGAATTATAATCAACTCTTGCTTCTAACCCATCAGGAATACAACGTGGAAGATTCTCTGGAATACCACCACCTGTGATGTTTGCCATACCAAGTATCGGAAACTCTTCTAATAAGTCTGCAACTAATGGAGCATATATTATAGTTGGATTAAGAAGTTCTGGAGTAGGGCTTGGATCTTTAATCTTACCACCACCCCATGCTTCATCATAACCTTTCTTAAGAAAAATCTTATGCCTCCATAGCATATCCCTAATCAAACTATACCCATTACTATGAAGACCACTACTCTCAATACCAATAACTACATCTCCTTCTTTAATCAATCTACCATCTATTATTTCATTCTCTTCTACAATACCAGTGCAAAATCCTGCTATATCTTTAATAGGATCTACCATTGATGAACGTCTTGGATGTTCTGCTGTCTCTCCACCAAGTAAACTACATCCAGAAATCTTACATCCTTCTGCTATACCATTAACTAATTCCTTTACCAAGTCTCCATGCAATTTCAAATCCGAAGTGCAGATATAATCTAAGAAGTATAATGGTTTTGCACCACAAGTGATTACATCATTCACACACATGGCAACAAGGTCAAGCCCTATACCACGCATCACAGATGGATTACCAGTTGCTTCTAATTCAGCAACATGTATTTTAGTTCCTACACCATCAGTGCCAGAAACTAATATAGGTTTCTCATATCCAGTAGGGATTCTCATCATCCCATTAAAACCACCAAACCCACCGATGACTTCAGATCGATGGGTAGATTTAACGGTGTCTTTTATATCATCAACAAAAGATCTCCCTGCTTCAAGATCAACTCCTGCATCCTTATAGTTCATAAAGGTCTCCCATTTTTATCAAGTAATCCAAGTTTTTTTATCTGACTCAAGTTAGACTTTTGACTCCTTTTAATTTTCTTATAATCTCTAAGAATTTTATCCACTTCACTCTCAGGTATATTAACTTTTAATTCACTCTCATCTTCTTTAGAAACAAAACCTAAACCAGTTTTTTTAGTCTCCTCCTGTGCATCCAAATAATCGTTTATGTTATCTTGTATTTCATCTCGAATAAGTTCATTTATCTGAGATCTAATGTTATCATCATTCTGCTTCATGATTTTCTCCTCCTCTTTTTCTCAGGTGGTTTATAACCCCACTGTGAAGGTTTAATATTTCCATGACCCCAATCAATTGATATAAGAGATCCTTTACCAAACTTGTCATAGTATAGATCAAATATATTAATCTTTGATCCACGACAAAGATCCTGATGAACCTTCTCCTCTGTCTTATAGGTTACAATCATAGCATCACTTGGAACCTTCTTATCTTCTACCTGTTCTTTAGTAGCATTTTCTACAAGTAGTTGACAACCATAGGTAGAAATCTGCTTCTTCTCATCACTAGACCAAGCAGATTCTGGCTTAGTATTCTGTTCAGA